GTTGCCATAACAATTTAGGCATTTGCTCTTTTAAGCTTTTAACAAACGCCCCTTTTACAACAACATCCCCCCCACGGTCAACATTCCCAAATGTTGATCCATAACCCTCAAAATAAAAATAATCAGGATCATCATTGTTAAATTCTTTTATTTCAAACGACAGATTTTTATATTCTAAGTTTTTCTTTTCCATTTTCACTCCATTATACACCATATAGACTACTGCACCGACAATTTATAATATTTTCAAGCGATGCCCCCATGCTTGTATCGCCAGGGTACATCAAATATTCACCGTTCACAATGTACGGGTCATTCATGCCCTTAACCTGCCCATCAGCTAATGCATGACTAAGCCTTGTTTTTTCATCTAAAACAGCAGCCCATTCCTTCTTGACATCTGGCTTGCCCACAACAATACCATCGTTAATACTGCTAGGGTCAACATTCCCATTCCTAGATATTACCGATGCCTCAATATTTTTAGCACGCTCAGCCATAAACTGAGTCTCTGTCAACGCTATCATAGCTTGCCGTCCCTTAAATGTACGATTTAAGCCCTTGTTAAATTCTTCGTTAATTTTAGTGCCAGACTCCCCAGCTTTTTCAGTTGCCCGCTTAACAGTATCTTTAATGTTATCGCTAGTCGTCTCTATTAACTGTAATGCTCGTTTTTGCAGGATTGTTTCTACAAACGCCAATGCTATTAATACAGACGTAGCCTTTATCTTTTCATCTTCATCTTCCTGCTCTTGCTTATACTCAATTCCTTTAACTTCCAGACTTTTCCTATATGAATACCTGCCCTCGTTGATAAAATTCTTTATAACACGCTTATAATGCCTTTCAAGCATACCCTCTGTTTGCTTTTGATATATATCAGCATTAATTAACAAGCCAGTCGCAGTATAAAAAGAAACAACATCTTTTCTTATGTTTTCAAAATACGAAACCAGCTCACGTGTGAATGTTTTTTCTAATGCAAGCTTTAGCGTTAGGTTTCGCTTTGCTCTATTATTTTTTTCCGTTGTATTCATTCCACAAGCTGCTTAGGTAATCATCTGAATATTGTCCATCGAGTGCTTTAATTTGGTCTACCCACTCTTTTTTTGTTCCTTGATCCGAATATGGGTCTTGGCTTATTGGTATTTCAGACATTGGTCGGTATACTTCATCACCATGTTCTTTTAGCCTTTCATATCCGAGTCGGCTTCTCATTTCGTTTACAGTGAGAACATTAGCCAATTTAAGCATTCGGACTTCTTCTGCTTCTCTTAGTTTCATTGCTGAGACCTTTGATGAGTCGCACGTTATTCGATATTCTGGGTTTAAAATATTTCTGGTTATAAACGATTCAGATATTGCGTCAAAAATTGAGTTAAATGTTGGGAAAACGGCATTTTCGTATAAAGCGTATAAAGCGGTTTGATAGTTGTTGTAAGTTTGAGACCCTGAGTTTACCAAAGGCTCTGGAATATCGTATCGTTGATAGATTGCCATTTTAGACTGCTCTTTGTTTTCATTTGCTTGCATATCTTTGTTACTTCGGTTGTTATGCATGTGTACTGCAACCTCTGTTCCATTCAATGCCATCATACGCCCTTCATTTTGCGCCCCTGTATAGTAATTGCTTAAATCCTTCTTAAACATTTCAAATTTATCTTGATTTTTAAAGTTTGTTTGCAGGATACCTGATCCAGAGTATCCACGATCTAGGAACGATGCGACTTGCAACAATGATTTTTCAACAATTTGAGCATCTTGAGCCAATGCTAACAGTTTAGACGTTGCTTTTGTTTCATTTTGCCCCAAGTACCCCTTTATGTGGATTAACTCGCCCAGTTTATTAGCCCCAACAATGCGTCCGTCATTTTCGTTATGCTTTTGTACATACAGTCCGTTAATAGACGAATAAAAACCTGTGTTATTTACTGTGTAATTCCTAACCCCGTCTGTTTCTGTAATTGTAACTGTCCTATCGCAAACAGGTGTTATATATTTCGATTTATAGCTTGTGTTATTTGACAGATGTACATAAGCGTTGTTGTAAATTAAAAAATCTGTTGCTAACTGCATCATAAATTCTGAGTAGCGTTGTACAGCGTTTGGTTTTCTTAACAAACTATATATATTAACACCCCCATCGACAACAACACCGTTGCGATCTACAACAACTGGCTGTAATTGAGATACTTTTTCCGCAATCATGTCAACAGCATGACCGATAGGCGCAACATTTTTATACAAGGAGTAACCGTCACTTTGACCACCTTTCAACAACTGTCTAAATATACTCTCGTTGTTGGTTTCTGTTTTTGAAGTTGGGGTTGCTGATTTTTTAAACGGATTCAGATTTTTAATTGGGTCAGTAAAAAAAGACACAGCTTGCCCTATAAACTTTTGCTATATTCAAGACTTAGGCCACCATTCTTAGGATTGTAGCCAGCAATAACATTCTTAAAACCAACTTTAATCTTGCTGTCCTCGTACTTTACAACAACGTCTTTTAAATCGCCTTTACTAATTGAAGTCACCGCATCAGCAGCGTATTGAATAACTTGCTCATCAGATTGTCCATTTATTTTGGCAATTTGATCGATTTTTTTAGCTAAATAAGCAGCTATTGCATCATCTTTATTAGTTTTTGTCATTTTTGAGAATAAATCCATGGCAACAAGGGCTTTTTTAGTGTATGCAATCCCCATATTCCTATTTTCTTTTACCAATAACCACAAACCTAATGCCTTAAGCCACAAAAAGATAATTTTCATTCTTTTTACTCCTGTTATATTTTAATAACAACAGTGTAACATTTTGAAGCAGCTTATTTTTGACTTTTTCAATATGTTCCCAAATGGGCTGCTATTAATCAATATGCTAGAAACCATCCATACAGTTTGAATTGGTGGTTAAATTTTTTAAACTATGGAGCATGAGCATTTTCTGAAAGTTGTCATACTAATCACCGATGGTGGCGGTGTAATCGGCTTAGGACTATTTTGAGCCACCGCCCTTTTAACCCTCTGTTTATAAGTGCCTATTGTCTCTCTTACCCACTCCGACTCACAGACGGACAAATGCTTGTTCTCGATAAACGCTAACTCGATTCTGCCGTAACAGTGTCTGTCATAAGCCAAATAGGGGTTTTTGTATTGCACAGCGATTTTAGTTTCATTCATCAGGGCAATTAATAGGTCAGCATTTAAAATCAATTCTTTTTTTAATTCTCTTGCATGTTCTGGGTCTGCCCTTAATCTAGAAACTGCGTTAGCGACATCAGCTGCTGAGTCACGGGTAAAATGAAAAGACTGATTATTTAAAACTATCTCTATCGTCAACACGTTCTCACCTTCCCTCTGATCGCAAAAGGCCAATGTTCTAGTCGGACTTTGCATAGTCGATAACGGTGGGGTGGCTGGCGTGAACCCTGAGCCAATAACCACCACTCCCATTATCGGACTCTGCTTAAAAGCCAGATCAATTGGACTTCACTTAACAGACTATACGGGATTGGAACTTCCCTCGGTGCTGGTGGCTCGATCTCTTTATATTGAATTACTTGGATTTGATTCAAGAAACTAACTCGTGCGTTTTTCTTGTATGTGTACGGAAACGCAGGTTGGCCATACCTTGGCTTAGGTGATTCACATCTTGCCTGCTCCTCCCGTTTATATTTATATTTTAGCTGAGTGTACTTAGCTATACCTGGCCTTAGACTATTTGCTTTCATTCCTTATTACTCCTAACTATTAATATAACAATCTATTATACATTATCAACGAAACTTCTTCCTTTTTGCTGTTTTCGTTAATCAAGTGTTTTTGTATGTTCCTCCGCTCTTTTTCTTAACTCTAATTCTTCTTCGGTAGGCCTGTGGACAAGATCATGCACGAAACATTTACTCACTACATCATACTTTATTCCGTCTTTCCATTTGTCTAACTCCAGCCCCTCCCAGCTTCCACCATCAAATTCTTGTTTAATCATTGTTTTACCTCCGTGTTTAAATGTTTTACCCATAACAAATCCCAACACCCAAAATGGCAACCAAAAGGATCTCTTCGACCAGTCACAAACCTGCACCGAAATACACCGTTTAAGTATTCGTCCAATGAACCGTCAAACTGAAATGTAACACACTCAGGTTCATCAAATTTGAATTTAAACTCAAACATATCAACAGCAGCAACCCCAAGGCAAGAAACATGCTCATGAATTTCTGGGTTAAATCGAGGGGGCAGATCTATAATAGTCATCTGCGATGAGCCACTCAGCATGTCATTGCTAATCACCGCAATGCGCCCACTTATGGACTTATTTAGAAAATACTCCAAATCAATTTTGTCTCTATCCAAATAGAAATGACCCAAATGCCCAGAATCTTTTTTTGTACCTTTCCCATCAATCATTTATTTTCTCCTCAATCATTGCCTCCAATACTTGAATGGCAGGTTTTTTTAGTCTTTTATATATCTCGTATCGTGTTTCGTGATAGCAGTATTCAATAGATTCAGTGCCATATAGCCTCACCAATTCGAGAATAAACTCTTGATTTTTTCTTAATCCATCACAGGCGTATAAAAAACTTGATGCTCTATACTTAACGGCAAACATTACAAATCCAGGGTCTCTTTTAATGCGATCTGATGCGTATTCAAAAGAGGTGCAGCCACCCCCTCGAATAACCGCTGCTGCTACAACATCCTCATCATCACGCAATCGGTCACTGGCATGTTCTATATCTGATCCCCACGATTTAACAAACTTCATAACCACGTCTTTATCGTCTTTTAGTTTTTTTGAGCAATTTTTTAAACAGTCTGAAGCTTTTAACTCCATATCCATTATTTGTTTTTTTGTTGCTCTATTGTTAATTTTATTCATCTTACTCTCCTATTTTTTAAGCCACTAAGAACATCCGAATCAAGACAACATTATACCCAAGACCCTCGCAGCCAAGATAACATCATACGCAACTAGAAAAATGGCGTAAACAAAAATGCAAAAATAGGTATTAAAGCCCTTATCCCTTATAAGTTCTCGCATACACATAATGACCACCACATGAAAAGGAATTGCACACGCAAGCATAATATAGGGAATAACCGCTAAAAATAAATGTTCAAAATCCATATCTTTACTCCTATCTAAACAATCAAACTATACATACATATTACTCCAATAATCAATTATTGTCAATAACAATGTATACTATAATTTTATATTTTATATTTTTTAGAAATCGATATAAGAGTCGCCCTATATACCAGTTTTTAAAAATAGGGGGGGGGTAGATATTAGCGTATACTGATATAATATATATCTAATAAGTAAGCTAGCTTCCTTCTTAGATATATATTATATCACTATCTGTCAATATCAGCAAGCCTTTATTTAGCATGCTCTCTATAAGAAAACACACTAACGACAATAAAAATAGAAGGCAAACAACTAAATGATGTAAACTGCGCATAACAAGGACTTCTATAGGATAGGGGCTAGAGATAGGCTCAAAAGAATGGTCTGAACTTGGGTCTGGGCTTGAATGTGTGAACTGGGGTTGAAAAAAATGGTCTAAGTTTAAATGTGTGACACTGAATTCCAAAACCCTTCCCCTTCTAGTGAATTTTCACCCTGGGGGCTATTTTCTGGCAATCCCAAAACCTTACGTTACCCAAATGGCAGGATTTCCCAATGCCTTCTATTATTAGCAATCCCAAAACATGACGTTAACCATTAGGCGTAAATGCTACCCAAAGTACACATGGCTAGATAGGCTTAAATAGGGCAAATCGCCTGAGGGGGTGTTTATAGGCTTGTTTAGGGACGTTTGAAAAATTGGGCTATGTGTGTGTGATAGACTGTTAAATCTCCCCTCTTCAACACTTCTTCACACCTAGAACCAAGCCCCAATACCCACACAAGGGTAGTCTATGCTATTATTCACGTCATAAAGTAAACGTATATTCAGGCGTGTTTAACCCCCTTGTATTTTAGCGTTAGCATTCCCCTATATTCCCCCCTTGCGTTCCCCCCTTGGTACCCTATGTTAGTATCTTTGCGTTTTCCCTAAGCAAGGCTCTGGCAATTTAGACAACCCCAAAAAAATAAGGCGTTTCACTACCTACGGTTTCTATCGCATATCTAACAGCATCAATAAGGTGGTCTTTCCCGTCCTCTGGTTTTTCAAGTATATCAATGCCATTTTTATGCTTTTGCCATTTGTACATCGAGAACTCTTCAATTAACTCTGGTGATCCTTTGTCAAGAAAGACTCTATGCTCTTTAATTTTTAATATTCCTGCGTAAATAGACCCGTCCCCTTTTTTCGAGCCCTCCACATTCCACCCGTACCGTATCAACTCTTCGATAATATCTGGTCTGTGTGAATCTGCTGTAATTAAATTATTAAAACTCATGTCAATTCTTGATGAAGCATCCACTATTGCATCAGGTAAGTTGTTTAGCCTTACCAACTCATCGTGTATATCAGTGGCTGTTAAGTGTGTCTTGTAAAGATACTGTTTAATATATATCTCTTTCTGTTCTTTATCTACTATTTTAACACCACCCAATGTTGTGGGATGGTTGTATCCAAAGTCCATTCCAAAGTATTCAGTCGTCCGAATATCATTGTAAATATCTGTGACTTCAAAGTTAGGGAATACAGTCTCCTCTGAAATCCCTTGTATACCAAGCCCATAAATACGCCAGTAATTCTCGTCAATGTCTTTATATCTTTCAATCCGCTGTATTTGCTTTTTGCTCAAAAACATATTGTCTTTGTAGGTGGATTTGAATAAAATTGAATCATCCCTAGGGATAACTTCTTTAAACACAAAATGGTACGTTGGCATATTCGGGTTATAGTCCATAATAGTCGTGTTTACAACACGCAATTCTATCTGCCTATAGTCCTCTAGGTAAAACGAAGAAACCTCATTCAAATAGGCTATATCTGATGGCACCCCTTTAACCTTTTCTGGGTCATCACAGCCCATAAAGGTAATTGTCGCACCATTGTCAAATGTATACGTCATCAAGGTTTTGTTATACGATTCTGGGTTATACACATTCAACCTGTCCATGATATCTTTGAAGTCCTGTAAGATACTCCCTGTTATCGTTGATCGTGTCTTTCTAAACACATTGATTACTGACTTCGGTGTTTTTATAGCGTATAAAATTAACCACATCATGATGTTATATGTTTTACCAGAACGTGTGCCACCCTGAAAAACTAAAACGCTGTATTTTTTGTAGTTCTTTTCAATCTGATCATACTGCTTACCAGCTTGTATTTTTAAACTATTTTTAGCCACTGCAATCTCTTGCCTCAATCATTTTTGTCTCACAATCCATACGCTTTAGCGCAGACCCATGTATTGACAACAACGCCTTCAAATTCTGCTGAATCTCCGCCATGAGTACCTCCCGATCGCCTTGCAATTCCTTACTCGCATACTTCAACGGATACCCCTCATGCTTAACCGCTGCCAGTACAATATCACGATCAGCCCTCAACTCATCGCTGGCAAACTCCAACGCCCATCCATCCTGACTCACTGCGGACATCACCACCTCACGATCATCACGCAAATCCGAACTTGCATACTTCAACACCCACCCACACTGCTGTACTGCTTCTAAAACAACTTCTCTATCAGCCCTCAAATCATCGCTGGCAAATTTCAACGCCCATCCATCCTCCTGCACCGCTGCTAGTATAAAATCACGATCAACCCTCAACGCCTTGCTGGCATACTCCAACGCCCACCCCCTCTGCTTCACCGCTGCCATAACAACCTCTTTATCATTACGCAAGTTATCAGAGGCATACTTCAACAAAACCCCATTCTGTTTCACCGCTTCAAACACTTCTTCTTTTGTTCTATATTTCTCAATCATTTCTTAACTCCTTTTTTAATTCACTTTTCAACTCATCACTTGCATACTTCAACGCACTCCAATTCGTCTTCGACATTTCATAATCATTTTGCAATTCCCTACTGGCATACCGCTCGCCGTACCCGCCCCCATTCAACGCTGTCATCACCACCTCCCGATCATTCTGTAACTCATCAGATGCATACCGCAACGCACTCCACTTCTGCCTCACCGCTGCCATCACAACCTTTTTATCATTCCGCAATTCCTCACTTGCATACGCCAACATATGCCCGTCGTCCCACACAGCCCACAACACCACTTCCCGATCGTTACGAAATTTATTCCACGCATACACCAACGCATACCCATCCGTCCTAACCGCTTCAAGTACAACCTCACGATCACCTTTTAATTTATAACTCGCATACTCCAACGCCCGCCCATCATATCTCACTACTTCCAACACCTTTGCTTTTGTGCAAAATTTCAAGCAGGAACCCCTTAGTTTATCAATCATTTTTTGTCTCCCGTTCCATACTCTCTAGCGCAGCCCCATGTATTGACAGCAACGCCTTCAAATTCTGCTTAATCTCCGCCATGATTACATTCCGATCGCCTTGCAATTCCTTACTCGCATCCCCCTCCTGCTGCACCGCTTCTTCTTTTGTACTGTTTTCATTAATCATTTTTTAACTCCTGTTCCATACTCTCTTCCCAACATTGTGCCATTTCCTCTATTACTTTCCCATCCGCATACTCCAACGCACCCCCCCATTGCTTCACCGCTGCAACAACAACATCCCGATCAGCCTTTAGTTCATCACTCGCATACTTCAGCGCATACCCAATCTGCTTCACCGCTGCCAGAACAATTTCTTTATCAGCACGCAATTCCGCACTCGCATACTGCAACGCCAGCCAATCCTCCGTCACCGCTTCCAGCATAAATTCACGATCATCTTTCAACTCTTCACTAGCATACTGCAACGCTTCCCCATTCTGCTTCACCGCTGCCAGCACCACATTACGATCTCCACGCAATTCCTCACTCGCATACTCCAACGCAAACCCATACTGCTTCACCGCTGCCTGCACCACCTCACGATCACCCTTCAATTCCTCACTCGCCAACCGCAACGCAAGCCCATCCTTGTTCACCGCTGCAAGCACCACCTCACAATCTCCAAGCAAGTCCTTACTCGCAAACAGCAACGCAAGCCCATCCTTGTTCACCGCTGCAAGCACCACCTCACAATCTCCAAGCAAGTCCTTACTCGCAAACAGCAACGCAAACCCATTCTGCTTCACCGCTGCAAGCACCACATCACGATCTCCCTTCAATTCCGCACTCGCATACTCCAACGCAAACCCATACTGCTTCACCGCTTCCAACACTTCTGCTTTTGTACTATTCTTATCAATCATTTTTTACCTCCAAAATATATTATTAACAGCCGTTCGGTACTCTATACGCTTATACCTTAGCTGGAAAGCAACAGGTATAATATCAATGTATGTAAATATATTGTTATCAATCTCAAAATTCAACGCCTGTTTTTCTTTCTGGTTCAAATACTCAAAACCATAAACCCTACGCAACTCAATATCCAGATCATTAATTGGAACGTCATGATAGTATTTTACAACCTTATCCAAAAACAAATCAGCATCACAATCAAGGTGGGAAAACGAACGCTCTTCAATCTCACCCTTATAATTTTTAATAAACTCAAAATAAATCTTGTCGATTTCTTTTTTGTTTTTGCCGTCAATTAAAAAACTATCGTCAAATAACTTTTTGCCATGTTTGGCATAAAAAATACCTTGACAAATTACCATTAGTTTGGTAATTTTACTTTGTATAATATTAAGAGGTGTCGGCATATCATCTGTTAATAAATTTTCACTCATTCCAATGTTAGCGTATATTGCTAAAAAATCACCATTATTCACTTTAAACTCCATTAACCAATCAAACTATAGATTGATTATACGTTATTATTAACAATCTGTCAATCAGTAATTTGTTTCTGG